AGTTCCTGATACAGAGAATGACAATATAGCAATCGGTTATAATGCTATGGCTGGAGCTGTAGCTGGTGGAGAATCTAATATAGCAATTGGTTCAGAAGCACTAGATGCTTTAACTTCTGGTGATGAAAATGTGGCTATCGGTGGTTCAGCTGGAAGTGCAATTAATACTGGAGCAGAAAATGTTTTTGTTGGACATCAGTCTGGGCTTTTACTTACTACTGGAGCCAACAACATTGCATTGGGTAAACAAGCATTAAAAACTACTACCACAGGATCACAAAATATTTGTATTGGTGGTGGTGCTGGTCAACTAGGAGATATGACCAATGGTAAAAATATTTTAATTGGACAAGTTGCTGGTCAAGATATGACATCGGGTGTATCAAATGTTGTTATTGGAGATTTAGCTGGTAAAGAAGCAACTAGTGGTGGTGAGAATGTTATTATAGGTTCTGGTGCTGTTGATACTGGAGTACTGACTGCCTCGTATAATGTGGTTATAGGTAGAGAAGCTGGTAAAAACAAAACCTCTGGTGGTAGTAATGTCTTTTTAGGTTATCAATCTGGTGAGCAATGTACTACATCTGCAAGAAGTATTTTTATAGGATCAACTGCTGGAGATGATCACGATACTGAGAATGACAATTTAGGTATAGGTACTGGAGCATTAGGTGGAGCTATAGCTGGTGGAGAAGATAATGTAGCAATAGGTAATGGTGCTTTAGCGGCTTTAACAACTGCTGATGGCACAATTGCTATTGGTTTTGAAGCTGGTCATGCTGTTACTACTGATGGTGGTGGTTCAATATTTATCGGAAAGAATGCTGGTCACGATGTAACTACTGGTCACTCTAACATAATGATAGGTGAATTTGTTGGTGATGGTTTTGACGCTGAAGTTCATAATCTTGCAATAGGTCGTGGAGCTTTTGGTGGTGCAGTTAATGGCGGAGAACAAAATGTAACAATAGGTAACGAATCACTAGCCGTATTGACTACTGCTGATGCTTGCACTATGATGGGATATCAAGCTGGAACTGCAATTAGTACAGGTGGCCAAAATACATTTATTGGTCAACGGGCTGGTAAAGGTGTTACCGAAGGTTTTTCTAATGTATTAATTGGTGCAAATGCGGCAGAAGGTAATAGTGTTACTTTAACTACAGGTGACCAAAACACATTAGTTGGTAGAAATATTCAAACTACTGATGCTGATACTAATATAGCAAATGGTTTGGGTTACTTTTTAAGTTGTGAAGGTGGTTATACAACACTTGGACAAAGTGGTGATGATATTAGAGCCGCACACGGAAATGTTACTTGGGCTACTGTATCTGATAAAAGGTTTAAAAAGAATATAGAAACTTCTGATGCTGGACTTGCAGTTATTAATGACCTTAGACCAGTAACTTATAACTGGAAAACTATGGGTGAAATTCCTGAATGGTCAAAATGGTATGAAGAAGGTTCTGATGAACACTATAAGAACTCCAAACTTAATCACGGTTTTATAGCACAAGAAGTAAAAGCTGTCATTGATTCACATTCTGAATTAAAAGATGGTTTTGATATGTGGGATGAAAGATCTGACGGGCAACAAGAAGTCGGTGAAACAGCTATTGTGCCTATATTAGTAAAAGCCGTACAAGAGTTGTCGGCTACTGTTACAACTCTACAACAAGAAATAAACACTCTAAAAGGAGAATAATATGACACACGCAAGTGATGCTACTAAAGCATGGGTAAAAGCAATCCCTAAAAAAAATGCTGACGGACACGTAATAGAATGGTCTGTTGAATATAAGTATACTAAGACTACTCATCCACATACCTTTAGTGATAATGTTAAAATAGACACACCATCAAAAGCTCCTAGTGGTTACACTAAGGCTGAGATACTAGGTCTATTTGATGTTGCACATTGGGATGATATGTACAATAAAAAGTACACAGTCTGGACTGCTGATGTAGTAGTAGAAACTATTGACAGTTCTTTTGATATAAGTACACTTAGCTAAAACTAAGGAGATAAAATGTTTACAATAAACGATAAAGAATACGATCAAACTACCTTATCTGATAAAGGTAGAGGAGTCTTTGATAAATTAATTAGACTTGGTGAGCAAAAAGCTGACCTAGATATCTTAAT